ACCGTAGCGGAAGCCCCCGCCGCACAGGACCGCGAGGCTGAGTTCGAGCGGATGATCAAAGGCGACTACAAGGACCTCTACGACAAGAGAGTCTCGGACACCGTACAGAAACGGCTGAAGAGTACGAAGGAGACGGTTGACAAATACAACAAACTCCTCCCGACTCTGGACACGCTGGGTCACAAGTACGGAGTCAGCGCCGACGACATCGACGCACTGAACAAGGCTATCGAGGATGACGACACCTACTACGAGGAAGAGGCATTCGAGAAAGGCGTCACCGTTGCACAACTCAAGGAGATCAGGAAGATCGAGCGTGAGAACGCCGCCCTTCGGACCCAGATGAGGGAACAACAGCAACGGGAGAACGCCGACAGGATCTACGCAGACTGGATGGAACAGGCTGAACGCGCGAAGGTCAAGTTCCCGGCTCTGGACCTGCGTAACGAACTCCAGAACGACGCTTTCACTTCCCTGCTGAAGGCAGGCGTGGACGTCGAGAGTGCTTACACCGTCGTACATAAGGATGAACTCATCCCCGCCGCAATGAGATTTGCAGAGCAAAAGGGTGCAGAGCGAGTCACCAACAGAGTAACTGCCAACAAGAGCAGACCTGTGGAAGGCGGTGTATCGCAAACCATTCCCGGAGCGACGCATACTGACGTAAAGTCAATGACAAAACAACAGCGGGACGAGATAATCGCCGCTGTACGGCGCGGAGAAAGGGTAGTCCTCTGATCTCCGCGACTAACGAAAGGAGATTAAAAATGGACTTCATCAAACTCAACCTTCAGTGGTTTACGACTCACGTCAACGCAACCACGGACACCACGGCGACTACGGGCAATGACCTGAGCGCCGAAATGAAAACTTTCTACGATATGACTCTTCTGGACGAGGCGGGACCCCAGTTGGTTCACGACCAGTTCGCTCAGAAGAGACCCATTCCCTCGGGATCGGGCAAGACCATAGAGTTCAGAAAGTTCGACAACCTTCCGAAGGCGATGACTCCTCTTACCGAGGGCGTCACCCCCGACGGATCGTCCCTGAACGTCACCGCGATCACCTCGACCGTCGCACAGTACGGCGATTACATCGTCCAGTCCGACGTCCTTGAGTTGACCGCGCTCGACAACACGATCCTTGAGGCTACCAAGATTCTCGGTCGTCAGGCGGGTCTTACCCTCGACACGATCACGAGAGAGGTCCTCAACGGCGGTACGAATGTTTCCTACTGCCCGAAACTTTCCGGCACGACCGAGACGGCTGTCGTAAAGAGAAGCGCTCTCGATTCCACGGCGAAACTCACCGTTGACGTCGTGAATCAGATGACCGCGAAACTCAGAGCGCAGAACGCGCCCACCATCGGCGGCGACTACGTTGCGATCATACATCCGTACGTCGCGTACGACCTGATGAGAGATCCCGAGTGGATCGACGCGCACAAGTACGCTACCCCGGAGAATCTTTACAACGGCGAGATCGGCAAGATCGGCGGCGTCCGTTTCGTGCAGACCACGGAAGCAAAGATCTTCAAGGGCGCAGATCTCGCGTCCGACAGCAGGACCCTGACCGCGAATGCGAACGCATCCTCCGCGATCACCTCGCTGAACTTCACTGGCGGCACGGTCGTTGAAGACGCGCTCATCGGCAGGAAGGTCATCATCAACGGTATCGAGGTGGCTATTACCGACAATACCGCTTCGTCCATCACGTTCGCTTCTACCAACTTCGGTACGATCACGAGCGGCACGACGAAGATCTATCCCGGAGACGGCGCTTCCGACGGCGGTGCTGTGTTCTCTACCCTCTTTATGGGTCAGGAAGCATACGGCGTCACCGAGGTCGAGGGCGGCGGACTCCAGACCATCGTCAAACAGAAGGGTTCCGCCGGAACTGCTGACCCGCTCGATCAGAGATCGTCCGTGGGTTGGAAAGCCATCAAGACCGCGGAACTCCTGCTTCCTCAGTATCTCATTCGTTGCGAGTCCTGCTCGCCGAGATACTCTGCGTCCACCAACGCAAACTGAGTAAAGGTAAATCTGGGGGCTTAACCGCCCCCAGTATACCCATTTTATAGGATCGCCCACTCTACGGGCAGAAAGGAATAACTATGGCAACCGAAAAAAATGAAGTCAAAGAAGAAATCGTTGAGGCTCCGATCGAAGAGAAGAAGGTAACGATCCGTATTCCCATCACGGAAAGCGCACAGGGCGACCTGTTCGTTTCTGTCAACGAGAGAACGTGGCTCATTCAGAGAGGCGTCGAAGTAACTGTCCCCGACTACGTGGCTGACGTAATCAGCCGGGCTGAAGACCAGCAGTTGAAGACTCTTATGATGAAGCAGGCAAAAAAGAAGTGATAATGGGGGCATTCGCCCCCTTTCACGAAGGAGGAACAAATGACCATCCAGGAAGCAATAACCAGCGTAGACTCGCTGAAACCCAACGTATACGAAGAACGGAGCAAGGTCAAATGGCTCAACAACCTGGACCTGTCCGTAAAGATAGAAGTGTTGGACACCCACGAGGGATCGGAAGCGTACGCTGAATTCAGCGGATACACCGAAGACACACCCAAGACCACCGAACTGATAGTACCTGCGCCGTATGACGAGCTGTACATCCTCTATCTTGAGGCGATGATCGACGCATACAACAACGAATACGACCGCTACAACGAATCAATGATGCGGTTCCAGGCGAAGTACGCAGACTTTGCCGACTATTACAACCGAACGCACACGCCAAAAGGCGTTACAACTATAAATTACTTTGGGGGCAAGAGATGAGAATCCCGAAACTCAACCCGTTGCAGTCCCGCAGGCAGGTCACCTCGACCTTCGGCGGAATCGACAAGAGGTCTGTCATTGAGGACGGGTCCTGGAGGAACACGCAGAACGTGACCCTTGACGAGTACCCCACTCTGAAAGTCAGGGGGAAAAGAGGGACGATCCTCTCGGGCGGAACTGCCGTTGCTCCTACCGAGATAGTCAAAGTTGACGGGAAACTGTGCTATATCGAGGGAAGCAATATCCATATCGGAAGCGATACATACGCTTTTGCGCGGGTCTCCGGCAACAACGACCACTCAATAATCGTAATGGGCGCGTATCTTATTATTCTTCCCGAATACGCCTATTTTAACACGTCCGACCCGAACGACAAGGGTATGATCGAAAGCGATCTGAGAACCAGTGGAGACGTTACGCTGACGCCGTGCGACGAGACGGGAGACACGACCGCGCAGATCAAAAACTACACCAAAGTGAGCAACAGCCAAATAGATGCAGACGATTTCAACGTCGGAGACGGCATAGAAATATACCACGAATCGGGCGAGACGAACATTCCCGACAACTTCGTGGGGTATCACGTGCTGACCGCGATAGACGACGGGTATTTTGTGTACAAGGGAGCGCCCGCCGAAACCACGACGATCAGCGCGACGCATCTTTCCTTTTATATTTCACGCGGAGTGCCTGTGGTCGATGTGATTTTCGAGTGCGGCAACAGATTGTGGGGAGCCAGGTGGGGCAAAGACATTCACAATGAGAAGTTCGTCAACGAGATATACGCTTCCGCACTCGGGGATTTTCGCAACTGGAGAATATACGAGGGCGCGATATCCACGAACTCCTACACCGCGTCCGTCGGGACAGGCGGGAAGTTTACAGGCGGATGCGCGTATCAGGGAGTTCCGACGTTTTTCAAAGAAGACGCTATGTTCCGGGTATACGGCAGTTATCCCGAACAGTATCAGATACAGGAAACCGCCTGCAACGGAGTGATAGACGAGGGGACGACAGCCGAGTGGATAGCGGGGCGCTCGCTTTCGATAGTCAACAACGTACTCTATTACAAATCGAGGACGGGAGTGTGCGCTTTTGACGGCTCTCTGCCCGTGGATATCGGCGCGGTATTCGGAAAGACGAAATACCACAACGCTGTCGGCGGAGCCTTCGGCAAGAAGTATTACCTGTCAATGGCGGATGAAAATAACGTATACCATCTGTTCGTATACGACACGGCAAAGGGTCTGTGGATCAGAGAAGACAACACAAGAGTCAGACGATTCGCCGAAGTCGGAGACGAGTTGTACTTCATATGGTACGACGGCACGAACAGGAAACTGATGACCGTTAACGGGACCGGGGAAAAGGAATCAGGACCCATTGAATGGTTTGCAGAGACAGGGGAACTGGGGCTTAACTACCAGGACGGCAGGTATACCTACTCCGATATCGACAGAAAGTACATCGAGAGACTCACTATAAGGATGAGGCTCGGGATCGGGTCATACGTCTCCGTGGAAATATCGTACAACGACGAAGAGTTCAAGACGATATCCCGAATCGCCGGGTACAATCTTGACTCGTTCAGCCTTCCCGTTCCCGTGAAGAGATGCGATCACTTCCGACTCAGGTTATCGGGAAGAGGAGACGCACAGATTTATTCCATTGCAAAACTTACTCAAGGGGGTAGTGATAAATGATACCGCTGAGAAAAGCACTGATAAACGCATCTACGAACACCGAGAAGGTAAACCAACTGATCAAGGAACTCAACAGGCTGATAGACGACCTGAACGTGGCGCTTCGGGATATAGATACTCAGATAAGGGGGAACACAAGTGGCAACTCGTAAAGATATACACGACGAAATCAAGGCGGCGCACGACCGCGACAAACTCGCTACAGAGATATACGAAACCGGGTATAACGAAGGAAAGGCGGAAGAAAAGACCGCATACAACGACGCCGTAGACAAGGCGCTGTCGTCTGTCTATAACCCGGATACCGGGAAGTATGAACAGCCGAAGCCCCAAGCAACGCCGCAGGCGGCGGTAGAAGCCGCAACAACTCCCAACAAGGAACTGGTCAGTCAGGACCTGCTCAACCAGATCCTCGACAGAAAAGAATTCACGTACGACGCGAACGCCGATCCTTTGTATCAGCAATACAAAGAGCAGTACCTGAACGCCGGAAAGAAGGCGATGCAGGATACTCTCGGCAAGGCGACGGCTCTTACCGGGGGTTACGGGAACTCCTATGCTTCTGCCGTAGCCCAGGAAACGTATGACGACTATGCGTCAAAAGCGGCAGAAAAAATACCCGAACTGTATCAGTTGGCAATGCAGAAGTACCAGATGGAAGGCGATCTGCTGAACAACAAGTACAGCCTGCTCTACGGTAAGGAAAGAGACGCGATCTCCGACGAGCAGTGGCAGGCACAGTTCGACGAGGGCGTAAGACAGTTCGACCTGAGCAGAGCGGATCAGAGAGAGCAGTTCGCTCTTAACTACAACCTCGACGTCCGCAAGTTTGAAGAGGGCGTAAGACAGTTCGGACTTGAACACGCTCTTGAACTGGCTAAGTACGACAGAAGCATCTTTGAGTCAGACAGGGATTACGACCGGAGCGTCCTTGAGAGCGACCGCGCCTACGACAGAAGCGTCCTCGAGTCTGACAGAGACTATGCGCTGAACTCGTACAAAGTATATAACTCAGGCAGTGGCTCGGGCAGTGGCTCGGGCGGGTCAAAGAGCAGTTCAAGCACTGCCACAACGGTCGATCGCGTGAACAAGAACGGCATTAAAACGAACACGCAGGAAAAGTTTGACGCGGCGGTCCAAGCCGTTTACGATTACGCAATGAACGTAAATGCGGACAGCGACGATGAAGCACTTGCAAAGGTGGAGACGTACGCAAAACGCTACGAGGACTGGGGGACGATCCTCGACGCTGTAAACGATATGATCGAAATCGACGAGGACCCGCTTCCGATCAGAGATATTACCAAAACAGCAGGTCGTGCCGGAGGGGCAAGTCAACGTACGTTAATGACGAGATAAGGGGGCATTATGGCAACCTATAAAGATTATCTTAAAAACAGGAGAAAAAAAGAGCAGGAAGAGGAAGAAACCAAAGTAGTCAAGCCGTCCGAAAAGAACACAAAGTACTCAAATATCATTGCCGCCCGGAATCGCAAAACCAGAGAAGAAGCCGCCGGGGCAATCAAATCGGCGTACGACTACCTCGATAATCCCGAAAAGCACAGCGCTCAGCAGGGGCAAGCAATAAGTCAAAACCTTGAAACCCATACCAAAGCGATCGACAAGGTGTTCGGCGAGG